AACTCCCGTGGTGGCGCAGTGTCTGTCGCGTCAGTAATCTCAGACTGTACGGCCTGGTTAACTAGGCCGGACATGTTCTGGGCGCTGATGCGTTTCGCTGAGCTGACTGGGTGTCCCTATATCGATAATGGACCACCGTGGGTCGCAGCCTCAAATAATTCGATCGAGATTGAGAAATTTCGGTCGGACATCAAGGCGGGCCGACGGCAGAACCCTTTCGGTGTGGGGGCTCCGGTGCCCGATGGTCCTTACGGATCATTGGGTAAACTGGGAGTGAGGGAAGAACCCGGGAAGATGCGACTATTCGCTATGGTGGACTGTTGGACACAATGGGTAATGAATCCGTTGCATGTGGCCCTCTTTGCAGTTCTCAAGATCATACCCCAAGATGGTACCTTTAATCAGGTTAAACCAGTCAAGGAATTGGTCGAAAGACTCAAAACTAAAGGCTATAAATCCGTCTGGTCTTACGACCTTTCGGCCGCAACAGATCGCTTGCCGGTTGTGTTACAAGAGAAATTGTTAGCCGTGTTCACCTCAGATGAGTTTGCTTCACTTTGGAAGAAGCTCCTGTGTGAAAGAGAATATGAGGTTCCGGGTGATCTGAAGAAGACATTCGGGGCCAAGTACTTATCCAAAGCACTTGGGCGGAAGCTGAAGGTTGGTGAACCGTTGAGCGTACGATACGCTGTAGGGCAACCTATGGGTGCGTTATCGTCGTGGGCAATGCTAGCAATGACCCATCATGCGATAGTGCAATTTGCGGCATGGAGAGCCGGCTGGAGAGTTTGGTTTCCAGACTATGCAGTATTGGGAGACGATGTCGTCATAGCCAATGGCGATGTGGCCCACCAGTACGTGACGTTCATGAAGGAAGTGGGAGTAGACATCGGTTTTCATAAGTCGATTGTTTCGAACAATCTTTCTCTCGAGTTCGCCAAGCGTTTCTTCTTTAAGGGAGAAGAGGTTACACCTTTTCCGCTTCTAGGAGCTGCGGTTGGTTGGCTCGGAGTAGATTTCGTTCCCGAAGTGATTCGGGCTTGCGAAACCCTAACGGGTAGTTCTACTTCTGTCTTTTCTCTTGCACGTTACTTGGGATATGGGATGCGTGTAGCATCGAAAGCGGGTAACGCCCGTCTAGATAAACTAGCGCGTCGGGTATCTTCAATGTTAATACTGATATTACATCCCGGGTCGGTTAGAGGGGTAAGTGATTTGGCATCATGGTGGAAAGCGAAGAGCTTCGGCTCGACGTGGACGACTGTGCCGTCCGATCGATCTAATGCGATGTCTCATGTACTATCATATGTTAATGGTACTCTTATTCCAGCTTTAGAGGAACGTATGTTCCGTATACTGTCTGAGTTTAAGTTGGACCTCAATCTACCGTTCCCACCGGAAGGTGAGTTACGGGATGAGTGTGAACAGTGGTGGTCATTTGTACTAGCAGAAGAGCTCTTACAGTCCTTTGAACGATCATTGGATTCGATCAGGGAAATGGCTTGGAAGATCGAACAGAGCGATGAGCCAGAAGACTCTGAGGTAACTCAGTTGTTGGAGGCTATTGAAGCTATCGAAGTGGAGTCAACGGCGATCCCAATGAAGGTCAACTCAATCAAACCAAAGCCGTCAAAGGCTGCGGTGAGGGAGAGAAAACCTAAGTTGGTTCGTACGTGGCGTAAACTTCATAGTTACATTACCGCCGCTAGAACAGGCTCCGCGCGCTAGCATATCTTGCTAGGAAAGCGTAGTACACTAGCGGGGACTCGCTCTAATGCCCAACTGGGAAGGTATCATGCGATGTATCCAGTCGTATGGTATCTAAGAGGAGATCCGCGTCCTCTATGGTAGAATGTGCTGGTAGTTTTGTGCCCGACTATTAGGTTCTGCCATATGACAACAAGTCTAAAAAAGCATCTTAAGCTACACAGCACCGG